AGTTTTGATTAACACTAATTTAAAATGAACATCTTTGTAACTTCTCCTTGGCCTGCTGAAAGTGCTCTTTGTCTTCCCGACAAACACGTTGTTAAGATGCCTCTAGAGTGCTGCCAAATGCTTTCTATTGTGGCATCTGATAAATGGGGACATGGGTACGGATCTTTGTACAAAACGGATAACACCCCTTACAAAACTGAAAAGGGTGCATTCCGCAATCATCCTTGTACCAAGTGGGCAACTGAAAGCATCCACAATGCTTATTGGTTGATTAAGCATGGTCTTAACTTGTGCGACGAGTACACTTTGAGGTATAATAAGGTACATTCTTGCTACAAGACTCTTGTGGATGCTTATTATCTTTTTCCCAAGGGGAAGATTACTGATGTGAGTCCATTTGCCCGTGCGATGCCAGATGAGTATAAACTTGACACAAGCATTGACACTTTTACTGCTTACAAGATGTATATCGCATCCAAACCTTGGGTTGCATCTAATTATCTTCGTATGCCAGAACGAAAACCTGATTGGATTTAAATTATGACAAGTGAATTTCTTTACGTGGAAAAGTATCGTCCTCAAGTGATTGAGGACTGTATTCTTCCCGATGAAACTAAAAAAACCTTTAAGGAGTTTGTGGAGAAAGGTGAGATTCCAAATCTCCTTCTTGCCGGACCTCCTGGTATTGGTAAAACTACAATCGCAAAAGCATTATGTAATGAATTGGGGGCAGACTATTATGTCATCAACGGATCCGACGAAGGGCGTTTCCTGGATACTGTACGGAACCAAGCAAAGAACTTCGCTTCGACCGTCTCACTTACGGGATCTTCTAAACACAAAGTCATCATCATCGATGAGGCGGATAACACAGGCAACGACGTACAACTCCTACTACGGGCGAATATTGAGGCATTTTATAACAACTGCCGATTCATCTTCACCTGCAACTACAAAAACAAAATTATTGAACCTCTTCACTCTCGATGTGCAGTCATCGACTTCAGCATCAAAGGAAAGCAAAAGCAGCAACTTGCGGGAAGTTTCTTCAAAAGAGTTCTCCAAATCTTGGATCAGGAGAAAATTGAGTATGATGAAAAGGTTGTTGTTGAACTAGTTGCTAAACACTTTCCTGATTTTCGTAGGGTTCTTAATGAATGCCAGAGGTACTCTACTGGAGGAAAAATTGATTCTGGCATTCTTGCATCTTTCTCCGATATTTCTGTAAATGAACTCATTAAGAATCTCAAAGACAAAAACTTTTCAGAAGTCCGCAAGTGGGTGGTCTCCAACTTGGACAACGATGCTTCTAGTTTACTCCGCAGGGTGTATGACGCCTGTTATGATTGCCTTTCGCCCCAGTCTATCCCTGCTGCCGTTCTTGTTATTGCTAAGTATCAATACCAATGTGCGTTCGTGGCTGATCAGGAAATTAACCTCCTAGCAGCATTAACTGAAATTATGGTGGAGTGTGAATTCAAATGAAAGTTCCAAGTAAATCTGACTTGATGCATTATCAACTTCAAGCACTTATGCGAGAAAACACTTTTGATGAAGAACAAATGAAATATCTTGGTCTTCGTGATGATGGGAAACATTGGTATCTTTTTGGTGGAATACATGAAGTATCCTCTGATCAATTTGAAGAAATTGAATTGGTTGAGGGAATAGAATGAATCCTTATAAAATTAACAAGGCAAATCTTTATGAATCGCCAATAAAAACCACCCCAGAAAACGTAAAGGAAGCAAACGAAGCGTTGTTTCGTGCTAAAATGACTCTTCCTGCTGCTGCCAAACACTGTGGCATGACGCAGAAAGAAATGAAAATGACCTTTCTTGAATACCTGAAGTACAACAAACCTGATTATTGTAATGATTGATTTTATTAAAACAATTGATTTAATGCGATTGTCCTTCTTTTTTTCCAGCCTGTCTGGAAATACTGATCCAACTCAATATTTTGATGTTGGTAGGATGATTGAATTTGCATATGAAGAATATAGTGGTGGTAAATTAAAAAGAATTAATCAAACAGGTAAAGATTTGATTGATTTAAATGGTAAAACATATGAAAGTAAAAAGGTAACTTTCAAAAATAAAAATGAAATGGCAGTTAGGGGTGTCGTTGTAAAGAATGCAAGAGGGAGTGGGAAGACTGATTTTGTACCTGCCGATTATTATATCTTTAGTGATCCAGATAAGTTGAAAGCTTGTTGTGTTCCTGGATCAATGTTGTATAATTTTAAGAAGTCTAACAGTAATGACATTACTGCTTCTTGTGATCCAAAACACGAACATTTTTTTCTTTATGGTGGTCCTGTATGGAATAGGAACTATTTTGGAGAAAAAGATGAATTTATTATGAATTTTATACGGAGCGTTCCTCATGAAATCGTTAAAAACACCCCTTAGGTATCCAGGCGGAAAGTCCCGTGCCTGTGAAAAAATGGGACCTTATTTTCCAGATCTTCGTAACTATGACGAGTTCCGCGAACCATTCCTTGGTGGTGGAAGTGTTGCGATTTATATCACTAAAAAATATCCCAACCTAGATATTTGGGTAAATGATCTTTATGAACCTCTTGTAAACTTCTGGCAACAACTCCAGATGTTTGGCACTGATCTTAAAGATAAACTTGTAGATCTTAAGACGACAAATAATACTCCAGTCCTGGCGAAAGAACTTTTTCTTAAAGCAAAGGAGCAAGTTAATGACAAAGATTTGCCAAGCATTGATCGTGCTGTGGCTTTCTATATTATCAATAAGTGCAGTTTCAGTGGTCTCACAGAGAGTTCATCATTTTCAGAACAAGCATCTAATTCCAATTTCAGTTTGCGGGGAATTGAGAAACTGCCTGAGTATTCTTCGCTAATTTCAAAGTGGCGTATAACTAATTACTCATACGACTATCTGATGGATGGAAACATGGGTGCTTTTATGTATCTGGACCCTCCTTATGATATTAAGGATAATCTCTATGGGAACAAGGGATCAATGCACAAAGGATTTGATCACGATAAGTTTGCTGCTGATTGTGATTCTAATAAGATGGATCAATTGGTAAGTTATAATTCTGATCAACTTGTAAAGGATCGTTTTAAGAATTGGAACGCTGCAGAATTTGATCTAACTTACACAATGCGTTCTGTTGGTGAATACATGCGTGAGCAAAAACAACGTAAAGAACTTCTGCTTTTTAATTATGGAATTGAAGGACTGGTTAAACTCAATCAATCAGACGAAGAAACATCTAATTGATGAAGATCCTTCGCTTGAGAAGGAATATGCACCTTATATTATCAATCGTTGTTTTTCTGGGCATATTGATTGCATTATGTTTGCGAATGAAATGAATATGTGCCATTTTCTTCCAAAAAAGATGCAATATGACTTTTTTATAAATAGTCTGAGGAAAAAGAAGAGATTTTCTCCCTGGCTCCGTCAAGATAAAATCAAAGACCTTGATTATGTTAAACGTTACTATGGTTATAGTAATGAAAAGGCAAAACAAGCTTTGAGGATTCTTACAAAAGAACAACTTACTTTTATTAAATCAAAATTTGAAACTGGAGGATCAAAATGAGTGTCGTTCAAGAACCTGAAGTGAAGTGGACGCCAAGTCAAATGGTTGAAGTGGTTCTAAATGAACCAGATGACTTTTTGAAAGTGCGTGAAACTTTGACTCGTATCGGAGTCGCTTCAAGAAAGGAAAAGAAAATCTATCAGTCTTGCCATATTTTGCACAAGCAAGGTAGATATTATCTCGTTCACTTTAAGGAACTGTTTGCTTTGGACGGTAAACACGCTAACCTGACTGTGAATGATGTTCAGCGTCGCAATCGTATTGCCCAACTTCTTGCGGATTGGGGTCTAATTACGATTGTTGATCTTGAAAAAATTCAAGATATTGCACCCCTTAATCAAATTAAAGTTCTTTCTTACAAAGATAAGGGAGAATGGATCTTAGAAACCAAGTACAATATTGGGTCTAAAAAGAAAAAGGTAGAAGACGCCGAATAATAAAGTGCGGGTTTTACGACCCGCTTTTTTATTGGAAGTGTTATAATTATATACGGATGCCGAAAGGGTCCACACAACACAAACTCGCTTTAAAAAGGAGCTACCATAATGACTAACCTTACAAGGTATACTGCTGCAGATCTTCCTGCTCTGATGGAAAGGATCAACAAGTATAGTATTGGAATGGATGAGTATTTTGATCGTATTTTTCATCTTCATGAAACTACCACCAATTACCCTCCTTACAATCTAGTTCAAGTTAGTAACGTAGAATCTCGACTAGAGCTTGCACTTGCTGGATTTAAGAAAAAAGAAGTTTATGTCTACACGCAAGACGGCAAACTCTTTGTGGAGGGCCAAAAAGAAGACAAAGAAACGGAGTCCAACTATATCCACAAAGGTTTGGCTCAACGGAGTTTTAAGAGAGCGTGGACACTCTCTGATGATACGGAAGTACGATCAGTTGATTTTGAGGATGGGCTTTTAACTGTGACTCTTGGTAGAATTGTTCCTGATCATCACAAGCGCAAAGATTATCTATAAATACTTTTGAATATCGTCGGCGCGAGGGGAGACTGGCAAAATCCAGTTGACTCCCCTCTTTTTTATTGCTATAATGGCAGGAGAGCATGTAGTAATTTATGTCAATCAAATTATTGATATTGAAATCTGGAGAAAATTTAGTATCTGAAGTAAAAGAACTTGTAATTCCAGATACCCAAAAAACTTATGGGTATTTGCTTAATAAACCACAAATAATATCTTATGATAACAGCATGTTTTTGATGGAATCTAGTAAAGATTCCGAAAAACCTTCTGTCAAAGTATCATTGTCCCCATGGATAATTTTGACGAATGATGAAGATGTTCTTATTCCAATTGATTGGGTTGTTACTGTAGTGAATCCAATAGAAACTTTAGAAAAAATGTACGCTGAGCAGACAAATGGAAGCACCAATTAAATCTCTATTATTAAGAAATAACGTTATCTTAATATCTCAAATTATAGAAATGGATTCTGA